GTCTTGATCTTTTAGTTCTATTTCGTCGGTTTCTTCTTAGTCTATTTTTGGTTCTTCTTGTTCTCTTGGTTCTTCTTCCACCTGATTCATTTTTGCTTATAAAATGTATTACAGAAATTGGTTGTCCTATATTTAATTTATTTTTAACATTATCCATAGGAACATTTCTCTCTTCTAGGCTCACATTGATATTTCCATCTTGTTCGTATAATTCAAAAATATAATGATGTATTCCTGTTTTTGGTGGCGGAGCTGGTCCGGTATATGATAATAAGTCTACTCCATTTTTAACATCACCAGATATATTTGCTACTATCCAATGGAATCGATTCCCATATATAGAATCTGGGTCATGCATCAGTAACGTATACAATTTATTATTTTCAAATGAATATTTAATTTGAGGTTTTGTTTGCGTTTCACTTGGTTTGAGAAATTCGTTATTATTTACTATTTTATTATTATAGTATACATCCATTTAATATACTACGCGGAATTAAAATACTTAATTTAGTATAATTATATTAATATAATATAAATGACGAAGCAAATGCGTTCAAAAAAGAGAATGACTCGTAAGATGCGCCGTGGCGGCGATAGCTCATCGTCCGAAAAAGTTGGAATGACTCATCCTGCGAGTGAATCAAGAATTTTTTCTAGACCGGCGAGTTTAAAGTCAAAGTCGGCAAGTAAAAGTAAGAGTAAATCAAAGTCCGCAAGTAAAAGCAAGAGCAAATCAAAGTCATCAAGTAAGAAATCCGCCAGCGCTGAAGATTATATGAAAGACACGTGCCCAATCTGCTTTGAGCATCTGTCTCTGCGCCCAATTGTTACGACTAAATGTAAACATACTTACCACGAGGATTGCTTAATTGGGTGGTGCAGCGCACAACGCGCCAATAAAACATGTCCAGTGTGCCGCGGTGACATTAGAGACACATGCGAAGCTATAGGACCATTTAATAGCATGGAGATATTCCGATACATTGAGGATAGATGGTCGCCACGTTACGCTGCTAATAATGAAGTGGCCGCTCTCTTGATAGCCGATCCAAAATTTGACCCAAATGTGCGCGCGTCATATCATGACTCGCCTGGGGATGTTTCATTATTCTGGCATCTTGCGCGCGACGAGAACTTGGAACTATTAAAGAAATTGCTTGCTCGTCCAGACTTGGTAATCCCTGCTTCTGACGCAGCCGATTATTCTGGCGATAACAGAATTCGTAAACTTCTTATACAATACAATAAAGTCCCCAAAGCGCTAAAAAAGCTTTGGCTGTAACCAAATTTCTATATGTTGAACTATGATTTTATGCGTGCGGCCCTTGCAGAGATAACTGATTTATTATTTTCCATTTGTTAAATAATAAAAATTTATATATTCAAATTATATAAGCAATGAATCCTTTAGCCAGAATAAAAGAAAAATTAATGGTAAAACCAAATGTTGAAGAGAGGGAGAGAGTCGCTGTTGTTATTAAAGGAGTTAAAAAACCCAGAATTCAGCGAGCCCCTAAAACAAATGTGCCTGCTGTTAATAAAAAGGGAGAGGAAAAGGAAGAAGGGGAAACAGAAACAGACACAGAACCCGAAATGACCGTTCCTGTCATCGTAGATGAAACAAAAAATGGATTTGATAGACTTGCGTTGTTTAAGAAATTGGCAGAAAGTAAAAAGCTTATGGTGTCTATTAAACCCGTCTTCAAGGAAACTGAAGAGAGAAAAACTGCTGAACCTATCCCCTTACCAGCTACAACCAAGAAGGTTAAGAAAGTTGGAATAATAGACCGCCCTCTTATTATCGAAGAAGACGACGAAGGTGTTGAGCCACCCGTCGTTGAAGATATTACAGAAGCAGACGAGTTTGTAATGGAACCTAAAACACAAGCAATAACCATTCAACCACCAAAAAAGAAGAAACGATTGACAGAAAAAGTTGAAAAAGGCGTCGCAATATTAGGACCCGAATCTTTTGTTGAGATCGGAACCACTCCTCTCAGCCGGCGCTTGCCCCGAAAAGCCCCACCAGTGCTCATCAAGGTTTCGAGTTATTACATGAACAACAGAGAGATTTTTGTTAATTTTATAAACTCTATATTTGAACCATATCGTAAGGAGCTAGACGAAGATAAGGAGGGAATCTCTTGTGATGCGATTGGTAAAACCTCGACAAGTTTCTCTCTACTAACACACCAAAAAATCGTTCGTGACTATATGAATTTGTACACACCCTACCGCGGATTACTGTTATACCACGGTCTCGGATCTGGTAAAACGTGCACGTCAATTGCCATTGCCGAGGGTATGAAAGACTCAAAACGCGTGATTATTTTGACACCTGCTTCATTGCGGGCGAATTATATAGAAGAATTAAAGAAGTGTGGTGATTTACTTTATAAAAGAAACCAATGCTGGGAATGGGTACCCACTGACGACAAACCAGGTGTTCTTAAAACAATTTCTGCTATTCTAAACCTACCTCAAGAATATATCGAGAGACACGGGGGCGCATTTTTTGTTGATATTTCAAAACCTCCCAATTACGACACGCTTAACGATGTAAAACGAAAAGTTCTTGAAGAGCAGTTAAACGAGATGATACGACAAAAATATACCTTTATTAATTATAACGGTTTACGTTCGCGACGCTTATCTGAGATGACTTCTGGCTTTACAAGAAATATTTTTGATAATGCTGTTGTAATTATAGACGAAGCACATAATTTAATTAGCAGAATCGTTAACAAATTAAAGAAGGAAAAGGTAGTTCCTGAAGAGGAGAAAAAGAAGAGAAAGGAAAAGGAAAAGGAAGGAAAGGAAAAGGAAGAGGGTAAAGAAGAACCCGAAGAGAGTTTGTTTGGAGAACATACACCAATCAACCTAGCGACCAAGTTATATTACATGTTATTAAGGGCCAAGAATGCGCGAATTATATTATTAACCGGAACACCTGTTATTAACTATCCCAACGAGTTTGCCATACTTTTTAACATCTTACGAGGTTACATTAAAACATGGAAAATACCGTTGGTTGTTAAAACACAAAATAAGATTGATAAACAGGCGCTTCAGGATATGTTATTAGGAGAAAAATCGCTCGACTATTTAGATTACTCTCCTTCGAGTAAAACACTAACAGTGACGAGAAATCCATTCGGATTTAAAAACAAGATTAAGAAAGATTCCGGTTATCAAGGAGTCGCAAATATTAAAAAGGACGAAAAGGGTGACTCCGCCTTGGACCTTGAATTTATTTCTGACGACGAGTTCGAGAGAAAAATTATTGGTATATTAAAACGTAATGAAATTGAAATCGTCCCTCAGGGAATTCAAGTTATGAATAAGAAGGCGCTCCCCGACGATTTAAATACATTTATGGCGCGATATATTAACGATAGTGACAAAAAGCTGAAAAATGTCGACGCGTTAAAAAGGCGCATAATTGGCCTATCGTCTTATTTCAAAAGTGCGCAGGAAAGTTTGTTACCAAAATTCGACAAACAGCTTGGAGTTGATTATCATATTGTTCGTATTCCTATGAGCGATACTCAATTCCGGATTTATGAAGGCGTTCGCAAAGATGAGAGAGAGTATGAGAAAAAGAAAAAGCCGCAATCTGATACAGCCGAGTTATTCGAGGAAAAATCCTCAACATATCGTATTTTTTCACGTTTATTCTGTAATTTTGTAATGCCAGATAGACCTATCCCTTCTAACAAAAAGAAGAAAAAAGAAGGAGAAGAGGAAGAAGAAAACAAGGCACCAGAAATTACGCAGATACTTAAAGAGGGAGTGCGAGTTGAGGGTAAACAAGACGTGGAAGACGAACGTGAGGGCGAAATCGAAGGCGATGAAATTCTTGATGAGATTGGTGGAGTTACATATAAAGAACAACTCGAAATCGCTATTAAAAATATCAAACAACACGCCAACGATTTTTTGACCCCGGAAGCGCTTCAAACATATAGCCCCAAGTTTTTACACATGTTAGAAAATATTCAAGACACAGAAAACCAAGGGTTGCATTTGGTTTATAGCCAATTCAGAACCGCCGAGGGCATCGGTTTATTCAGCTTAGTTCTAGAAAAGAACGGGTTCGCACGGTTTATCATTAAAAAGAATCACCTCAATACGTGGGAAATTGATATGCCTGAGGTGGACGAGGGGAAACCAACTTATGCCTTATATACAGGAACCGAAACCAGCGAAGAAAAAGAGATTATCCGTCATATTTACAATGGAGAGTGGGACCAAATCCCGGAAAGTATTGGTAGTGTATTAAAAGCGAAATACCATAACAATAATATGGGCGAGGTGATTAAAGTATTTATGATTACATCATCCGGTTCAGAGGGAATTAACTTGCGAAACACTCGTTTTGTCCACCTAATGGAACCCTATTGGCACCCGGTGCGTTCAGAACAGGTTATCGGTCGTGCGAGACGTATATGTAGTCATAAGGATCTACCCAAGGCCCTTCAGACTGTAGAAGTTTTTGTTTATCTTATGATATTTTCCGAGGCCCAATTAAAATCTGACGAAGCCATTGAATTAAAAAGAAAGGACTTGAGTAAGGCTCTCCCCCGTGTTCCTATCACTAGTGACCAATATCTGTTCGAAATTTCTGAAATCAAAGCAACACTGACCGCTCAACTTACAGATGCTGTCAAGGAATCATCGTTTGATTGCTATATTTACTCGAATGGTAAATGTGTAAATTTTGGCGATCCGGCAAACAATAAATTTTCATATGTCCCCGATTATGCCGAACAACAAAACGATACGACGGTTAAAGCTAACAAAATCGCGATTGAATGGGTCGGAAAACCGATCACAATTAATGGAGTTGAATATGTGTATAAAAGAGTTAGTAAGGATGTCTTGGATTTGTATGACAAAACAATCTACAAACGAGCTATGGAGGATGCGTCTATTGTTCCATTAAAGGTTGGCACATATGAAGTGAATGAACGGGGGGAGAGGGTTGTAAAATTGCTAATAGCATAAAAGCAGCATCATTTTAAGTATTTCGCTGTAAAAACCTATCCAGTTTATCGTTTAGCATTTTCATTTGTGTTTCTAAGTTTGTAAGTCTATCATCGGTTGTGGGTAGTTCTTCTAGTGCGATTGTTATATTATTTGATTTACTAGAATCGTCATTATTCACCCTTTTTAACTTCTTAAAAATGCTATTTTCTAACTCACTCTCCGCATCGCAGACTTCGGTTTCTTTATTATTGCCCCACGTAACATTTTTCTTTGGCGATAATTTTTCATTCGTTACGCTAGTTCCATCTAAATTGATGTGTTTTAAGCGCGGAGGTTGGTTCTGCGTAGAGGCTTGCGGTACAAATTTCTCGGTTTTAATTGATGTGTCTTGTGGTTTTAACCAATTTGTCGTTTGATTTACATCTGACGTAAAACTGCGATTTATCTCTTCAACATCATAGTTCCGCTTCGCAGTCATCTCCTTAATAATTTTATCTATTCCTGTAATCGGTTTGTCTTCATACTTATCAGTGAATTTCGGGGCATCAGGCACATTTAATTTCATCGCACTTGTAAATTCCTCCTGACGCCTTGTTAAATCCTTATCAAATTGAGATAGGCGATCTGTCTGTAGGTCTTCATATGTAATTAGTTCTTTTGACGGAGGTGGTGGCTCATCTAATATTTTTATTTTGGATGGTAGTTTCTGTTTAAGACTTTGTTTGATAAAATTTAAAATGAGCAGAATATATTTTTTATTCATGTCAATTAAATTTGAATTCTTTGCCCGCTCCGACTCAAAAAATCCACGAATGTTATTTGTAAATACCTGCGAAATCTCGGCCTGGGCTGGTTTTGCTAAAAAACGAAATATATCTTCATCGCTTATCACGTCCCATAGTGTGGCCAGATTATCTTTGTGTAAAAAATCATTAATACTCATTAATATATAAATAATCAAATGTTATATTTATATATTTTTACAGGGAATCATTAAAATAAATGTGTCTGAATTTATTCATGTATTCGTCCTTTAAAATGTGTGTCTTTAAATAATGCGCAGTCATCTTATCTTCTAACATGTGTACAATGAAATAGAGCGAATAAATACCACACTCGGTATTACCGTATTGGTGCTCGATGCCTTCATTACTATCAAATTGGAAATTCAGTTTGGGAGACATGGATAAACCTTGTTCTTTAATTCGGTCGACCAAAACCATTATTTGTGAGGCGGGCTTATCTCCCGTGCTATCGAAAAAGAAGATTTTTCGCTTTTTTATATTAACAAACATTGAAATCCAGTGTTGCCCCGGCTTATTATGTGGGTCTGTATTAAATATGATCCCAATTTTAGTCTTGCCATTCTTTATTTGTTCGCTCAAACTAAAGTTACAGAGCTCATCCCATACACACTCACCGTATAATTTTCTGGTGTCAAAATCAATCGGCGATGGGCCAATAAAATCAAAGCACTTGTAAGCCTTTTCGTATTGTTTCATAACATTCATAATGTCAATACTTGATAGCCACTCGTTCGGGTTTTTCTTCCACTCCGCAGGTGATTCAGGAGCGAATGAATCTGAAAGCTCACTTTCAACCGGACCAAATACCGCGCGCTGCCTTATCCAGCAAGACTCCTTATTACACACCCCGCTCAATTTTTCGGATATGAAACGATGAATCTCTTTCGGAGAACTAGAAGTTATTTTTACGTCTGGATGCCTAGCATTCCACATATCACGTAATCGATAAAGATTTTTATTTGTATAACACGAGAATTGGTTTATCTCTCCTTTTGGCTTGGGACTACAATTTAATCTTTTCAATTTGATTTCCTTTTTCGCATAATATGGGGTCTGTGTTCTTGAAATCTTTTTAATGGTTTTATTCATCTTATGTTTCTTGTTTTTGACCCTTTTTGTGGTTGTCCTCATAAATATTAGTGATATTATTCTTTTTTATACCTTTGCTTTTAAATTCTGGATTTTGTAGATTTATATCTTTTTGTTGAGGAAGGATAATATTTTCCTTCTTTTTTGAGGTGATTTTTGTAACATATTTGTCTAAAGTAGGAGCGCTCATTTTAACTGAACGCAGCGAAGACAATAAACCTTCGTTATAATCGGCTACATAATTAATAGAGCAGTCTATCGTGTTACAACTCGAGTCATCTACTGTGACGCGCGCATCATAATCAGATTGTATTATATCGCTCCTATCAATTGCCTTAAAGTAGTTAATAGATGTATTTACAAATGTCTCATATGTAGATTTCACATCTAAAAACAGATCGGGTGGCGGTTTTTCGCTAATAATCTCCTTAAATAAATTATAAATTCGTTTGCGATAAAATCGTTTATCCTCATTGCTTAAAGCCTTCTCCTTTTTATTTTTAATCTGACTGCTATACATTTCCTTATTTAACAAGCAGTCTAGCGTTACACGATTCACAAAATCATTTGACATGTAATTTATATGTAAAATAATTATTTTAATTTCTGGGGGTTTCTGTATTACGATGTTATATTAACACTTTTGTTTTGTCATGTCGCGCACCTGGACACGCGTGCTATTATGAAACATTCCAGAACCAACTATAGCCTTATCTGGATTCGGGTTGAAATCCGAGAACTTGTCTTGTTGAAACAAGAGCTCGTGTGGGTTCGGTTGTTTTTGAGAGTGAAATTTATAATTGTATAAATCACTATTGCTATTCGGGACAAACACTGCCTGACTACACTTCTGTAAAGCGTACACCTGGTTTCTCAACTCGGATTCAGTATTTATGCTCGAGGCAAATCCAGACCAAGGTGAGGTTGTGTTCCCTGGATTAAATGTCTTATTAATATTAAATATTGGCAGCTGTTCAATTGGGACCGTAATGGGTTTTCTAGGATCAACAATAGGGAAATATGAATATTTCGTCATAACAGGGCGAACGTCTAAATATGGCTGTAACATTTGAGAAGGAACATTTCTATCGTAAATTCGTGTATTTGTTTCTTTTTGTATTTGTGAATTACATAGCTGAGGCTTGTTTTGTGAACTGTCCATTGATATAAATATAATAGATTATTATTTATTCCAAAACACATATAAAATACATTTAAATAAATATATTTAAAATACAAAATATAATATTGTTGTGTTTTATTTACGACGCTTTATGGTCTTATTTTTATCAGTCCTTCTGAATTTTACTGTAGGCGCACGTTTACATTTAAATTTGCCACGAGTGTACCCCCTTCTATTAAATATTGTTCTGGTGCAAATTCCAATCGCGCGTGCCTCGTTATTTTTATCAACCTTTTTAATACATCTACATAATTTACTTGCTAGGATTTGTTCCGCATCAATTTTCATCTGACGAGTTGATCCGGGTATGGGTTTTTTGTAATATTCCAAAATTTGTTTGTAATCATTTGTATTCAACGGCGTCATTTATATTTGATATATATTACACATAAAATAATTTTTTAAACTTTTATGCTCCTCATGAATATTGAAAGTCCAAGTTTAGTATTGTATATCTTAACTTTTCTTCGCAAGACCGTTGTATATTAAAGTATTTTGTAAAATGAAAAACCTAAACATATATTAGTAATGAAAATAGTTGTATTTGATTTAGATGAAACTCTGGGATATTTTACAGAATTCGGTATTTTTTGGGACAGTCTAGCATATTGTCTGAAAGATATGGATAGGCCTGACCTGACTCAAAGCGATTTTGATAATATCTTAGATTTGTTTCCGGAGGTGCTTAGACCAAACATAATAAATATATTAATCTACTTAAAAGAGAGAAAGGAGTCGAAGTCTTGTAGTAAAATGATGATATATACTAACAACAATGGTCCTAAAGAGTGGGCAAATAAAATTGTAAAATATTTTGAGAAAAAGATAGATTGTCGATTAATTGACCAAATAATCGCAGCATTTAAGGTTGACGGAAAGAATGTACAAGTTGGTAGAACCACTCATTATAAGACACACGATGATTTAATTCGATGCTCAAGAATACCGGCAAGCGCTGAAATTTGTTTTGTAGATGATACGTTTTATCCTGGAATGTCAAACGATAAAATATATTATATAAATATAAAGCCTTATTACTATGATTTAAAATTTGAAGAAATGGTTGAAAGATTTAATGCGAGTGTGATTGGTAGAAAACTAATTAATAACGATGTCGAATTTTGCCAAAAATTGTTAGACCATGTACGCATGTACAATTATAAATGTTTAGAGAAAGATCCGAAGGAATATGAAATTGATAAAATTTTAGGAAAACAAATAATTGTTCATTTGAATATTTTTTTCAATAATCCAAGAAGAAATAAAACAATTAAAAATCGCAGGAAGAGTAGCGCAAAAAATCAAAAAACAAAACGAAATAATACACTTTAAGCACGCTATTAATAATATAATTACATTAGACCTTCTTTTCAAAGTAAGATATAACGCGTTTAATCGTATTTTGTATTTCAATTATATACTGATTTAATGCGGTTGTCGTGAGGATAAAAACTCCGGCGCTAAATGCTATTTTTCTGTCTAGTTCAGTAAATGTGTCCAATTTTCTAAAGGGATTAAATCGCCAAAGTAAAAATATACAAATGTAGATGTTAAAATAATAACTCATTGTAGATAAATATTTAGGCGCTGAATTATAAAGCCCCAAATATGAAATAAATATTAACGCATAAGAAGTAGCAAGGAACAAGGTAAATAATAACTCTTGAATATGATATGCGTTTGTTGACGTATTCATTATTTAATATAAAGTAATATTTTCTTTTATTACTTTATACAATTTTAACGCCATTTAACGTTTCTAGAGTGAATTATAGAGATTTATGACGATAAGTGGTCTAATGCTGACAACAAAACTTGCTCTTGTGTCGTCAATTTTTGAAATATAAGCGTTTTATCCATTGAGATTTGAAAATGCCGCGTGTTAAATCCGTGATTTTTACAGACACAGAATACGCCTTTGTCTGTTATTTTCATCTCGCAAAATATACCACCCTTGGTCAAAGAAATCTTATCCGGGTTGTCAATTAATATCCATCTAATGTACGCACCATATTTCAGGTCATTCATTTCGTCCACATATTTATATTCCTTTAATTTCGCAAGCAATTCAAGCGTGTCCGTCTTTGAAAGATGAAGCTCTTTTAAAATTTTCAAATTCATTTCTTTTATTTTTTTTGTTGTAAAATTTAATAGGCTCTCGTTTGACTCATCCTCTAATGCTGTTAGTAATTTATTCACGTCCATATATAAATATAGTAATATGATTATATTTATGTATTTTTATTTATGTTATTATTTACCACGCGCTGCCAAATCCACCTCCACCACCTAGAAACTCGCTCGCAGCAACCGGTCCAAAAGATTCTTGCATTCCTCCGGGAGAAGCCGCACCAACTAAAGGTGTAGTGTCTTTTCTATGCATTGAGTCGTAGTCTGGAAGTTGTTGCGGTTGAACGGTGCCGCCACCGCCATATTGAACATCGTTTGTTGGGAGAGAACTGATAGCAGTACCATCCGTGTATAACGATTGGGTCATCGCAGCATTATTCATTTGCTGACCTGTAATTTGCCCTGAAATAGGCTGAGATACCTTGACGGAATTCTTCGCGCCTTTCTTTTTAGCATCAGATTTGCCATCCCATAATTCCATTACACGATCGACTAAGACACTTACCTTCTCTCCTAGTTTTGTTTGAAGACTCATCATAATCATCAATATTGCTAAAATAATGTACACAATGTGGAACTCTGGGTACTTTGCTTCACTGTATGTTGGAATGAATGTAATTGCCCTGTGTATAATTAATAAGCCCATAAATGTCACGATTACTTGGATAACAATTTCTGCACTTATTTCTAAACTACTTTTTCTATCATCCGCCTCAGGCACATATTTTCCTATAGATTTATTTAAAATTACCACCGGAACAATAGCAATCAATGCGTATTGAATAATATTTAAAATGTCAGATTTTGAATCATCATCGAAATTAAAAACGTGCTTAAAAAAGTTTTTATTTGAATCGTCTGAACTATCCATTTCCTATATAGGGTATAATTAGAAATTAAAATACAGAAAATCGTCTATAAACTAAAGTATTTAAAGATTATGCTATTACTAAATAAATGGAACACATGGCGGAAGAATACGGTTGTCGAATTGAAACCCCACCTAGTTTAGATAATGCTAATACATGCGATTCTACATTATCTGATAGAATATTTGAAAATATTCGTAAATATTCACACGAAGAGTATCAATATTTAAATAACATTGAAAATATTATTGAAAATGGCACTTGGGAAGAAGGACGAAATGGCAGAACTAAAAGTATTTTTGGCTCATCTATGCGTTTCTCTCTTAAGGATGGCAAGATTCCAATCCTTACCACAAAGAAGACCGCGTGGAAGACGTGTTTGAAGGAACTGTTGTGGTTTATTCGAGGCGAAACTGATAACAAAATTCTAAAGAAACATGGCGTCCATATTTGGGATGCGAATGGCTCTCGAGAGTTTTTAGATAGTAGAGGACTACATTTATATCCTGAAGACATGCTCGGTCCCATTTATGGTTATCAATGGCGCTACTACAACGCAAATTACAATTGTTTCAGTGGAAAACGGCTGTTTAATGAAAATGAACCAGATATATTTTCAAATAGAAAAGAGGTTACGGGAATCGATCAACTACAACAAATTATCGACGCCTTAAAGGATCCTGTCCAACGAATGAGTCGTCGCTTGATAATGTCGGCG